ACAGCCATTTTTATAATGCGTATCATAAGTTTCCTCCTTTACGCGAATACGTTCCAAACAGCGGAACGTTAAATAGTTATCTCGATGATTTTTTTGGTTATCTACGCATTTTTGCGATGTCAACAGCTTCTTCATCTGAAAAAACCGGCACTGCATTACTCTTATGCATGGTTGCAATGCCCTTAACCTTAGTACCAGTATAGACCTTGGCGGGAGCCAAGGGAGCTACACCTAAACCTGTGTTTAAACTGCGTACTTTTTCGACTTCAGTTTCACGACGAGATAGATCTTTTGGCGGAACATAAACTTCAGATTTTAGAGCACGGCTTCGCTTTTTTTCTTCAGCTTCGACGCCCCAACGTTTCTGTAGTTCTTTCCACTCTGTATCCAAATCTCTAGCCTTCCTTGCCTCGTCGGCATTTCTAAACTTAGGTTTTCCCCGTTTCTTACCATTAAGACTAAGACTAGGATGATGTAAATGCATACTCATAAGTTTTCACCGGAAGTTAAACACATCACAATATTATATAGTCTTACTCAACTTGAGTCAAATATTTTGGTTTATACTCGAAACGATTCGCCACAGCCGCAGCGATCACGTTCATTTGGATTTTTAAATTCAAATCCTTCATTGAGTCCGTTTTTGGCATAGTCCACTACTAGTCCCCTAAGATAAACCAAATCTCTAGAGGCTGTTTTTACAATAAAGTTTTTGTAAACAATGCGTTCGTCTGCAGGATCGAACTTGTCTTCTTTTAGATATTCTAGCACATAGGCAAGACCACTACAGCCTGTAGTTTTGACACCTATACGTATACCTAGGCCGCCTCTTTTTTTGAGTAATTGGATAATTTGATTTTCTGCACGTTCAGTTAAGGATATCATGCTTTTTACGATAGTCTGCAACCGCAGCCTTTATAGCGTCTTCGGCAAGTATTGAACAGTGTATTTTTACCGGCGGAAGAGCAAGCTCTTGGGCAATGTCACTATTTTTAATAGTAGCCGCTTCATCCAATGTTTTTCCTTTGACCCATTCTGTAACGAGTGAACTAGAAGCGATTGCGGAACCGCATCCGTATGTCTTGAAACGAGCATCTCTAATAATACCATTTTCGTCTACCTTTATTTGTAATTTCATTACATCCCCGCAAGCAGGTGCGCCTACCATACCTGTACCTATAGTCTTGTCAATGTCAAACTTGCCTACATTGCGCGGATTTTCGTAATGATCGATTACCTTTTCTGAATATGCCATTATTGTGTACAAGTCCTTGTACGTGTAATTGTACCATCTGGGTGTTGTGTTTCAACCCATGCTGAGCAACTTTGTGACTGTACAGAGTATACAGGTTGGGGTTGAACTATAACTGGTTGTTGTACAACCACCGGAGGATTATAACGCGGACGATTTAATTCGTATCCAATTATACCACCAATGATCGCTGGTCCAACCCAATCTCCGCCAGCTTGGTAATATCCGCCATAATACTCGTGATGATGTTCATGGCGGAAACCATCTGCTTGTGCAAGACACGAAGCGGCCAATAAAACTATACAAAATAGCTTTTTCATAATTATCTCCTAGATGTATATATAACGTTCTAGGATTGTATTTAGTTGACTTACTTTGGTTCTTTACGTGCGTTTTTAACTGCGGTAACATCGTTACGAGTTTCTTTGCACAACTTGGCTAATTCTTGTAGGTGTTTGCGAACACGAGTTCCTGCCGCACCAACTTCTTTGTCATAGAACTTTTCGAAATCGCTTTCCATTGCTTCTACAATTTTGGTAAATTCTGGGTATTTGTTGTTTGACATAAAGGTCTCCTTTTACTTAGTTATTAGTTTTGTTTATTTTGCTCTGCAATACTGAATTGAATTCTCTAATTTTTTGAACGATAAATATTAAAAGGTTAAAAAATGTCAGGAATATCAAGAACGCAAGATTTAGGGCAAGGGCAGTGTAGAGCTGGACATCCAGATGTGCCTGTGGGATCTCCAAAGGATTATATTACAACATTCATTTCTGGTGCTGACACCGTGTTTGTTAATAATAGGCCTATGACTATTGTAGGCACTATAGGAGAAACAGACTGTGGACATACTACAACAGCTATCTCTGGTTCTAATACAGTATTTGCAGAAAACGTACCTGTACACAGATTAACCGATTTAGGAATTATCAATGAAGGTAGTGGAGAATACACAGTCATTACCAGTTCAGATGATGTAGAGGCAGGGGGATAAAATGGCATATCAAATTCCAGGAGCAATAATTAGTGCAGCTGAAAAGGCCAAGGCCGCCGCCAGTGCCGCCATCGAGGCAGCGCAACCCACCTATGCTCAAATGTTAGAAACTATTAAAAGTGGAGAAATACATAAAGATATTAGTGGACAATTAAGTGCGTTAGGCAATTTAGGAATCAATACTACTTCAATAAGTGAAGTCATTGCAAAAGCCAAGGCATCAATGAGTATTGACATGGCAGTGGCCAATGCCGCGTTTGCACAAAAGGCTAAAATGGCGCAGGCCGCAGGCACAACATTATCAGAAGCCGATAAAACAGCAGCTATGGCACCATTGGGTGTGCTAAAGAATTTACAAAGTACAATTTCAACTACTATGACCAGTGTGGCGTCATCTGTATCGTCTTATGGAACTACACTAGGAATATCTCCATCTGCAACAAATCCAACGGCTGCTATTAATAGCGTGGCCGCTGCTGCTACAGCCTTTAGTGCAACAGTGCCTGCTCAAACTATTCCAGATCCATTGAATCCAGGGCAAACTATAACTAATCCAGCATACACAACATTTGCATCTAATCCTACTAACGCTTCGAAGATAGCTGCTCTGAGTAGTATTAGTTCAGCAGCCAGTACTGCTGGAACTAATCTTACTAACACTCTAGCAGGTTTTGCGGCCACGGCTGCGGCAGGTAAGTCGGATATAATCAGCACATTAAAGGCAGATGCTATGCTAGCATCTTTGACTAAACCGATGCCAGCTTTAATGAGTAGTGTCACTGCGGATAGTCTTAATTTAAATAAAATTGACAAGTATGCGGCAATCAAAGCTCAAGAAGCAACTGCCACTGTGGCAGTACAAAAGACTCCAGATACTATTAGGCCTAGCGGTGGTACAAAATTAACAGATAGTACCACCGCTCCTGCCCCTACAGATACAAGCAAATTTATTTTTAAATATGAGTTAAAGGCCCTTGGCGACGAATATGATAAAATACGTGACACTTATTATAAGTCATTTGGAACAACTAAAGAAGCTACTCCGGACCAACAACAAGCAGCCTACGATGCATGGTGGGAAAAACAACTTGGGACAGAGAAAGAAGCAATTAGAAAACAGTCAGTTGCAATTCAAAAAGCCAAACCGGATGCTGCCACTAGAACTGAAGAAGAAAATGCTATCATTGCTACTTCTAAAGCCAATGGAAAAATTGTAAGAGAAACCCCAGAATATATACGTGTTCAAGTAACATACTGGGGCGATGTTAAAAAATACGAAGAATGGTACAAACTTGCGTATAATAACTGGAAGTCTAGTGGTAATAGATATGAGTTACCCGCTGAGCTAGAGGCTAAACTCAAAAGCTACAAATAATTTTAGACTAGTTTGATTCCTGTAGTAGACTCTAAGAATTGCTTGGCAAAACTTTCATCAGTTGGCTCTGCCACTGTAACTGTGGTTTTTAACAGTTTAACTTCTTTGTCTGGATTTACTGTAAACAAATAAGGCATTAGTCCGGGACCTTGCTGGCCCATACCAATAACCATTGGACGGCTTAGTCTATAATAAGTCGGTGTTTCTTCAATTAGTTTAGCCACTAGTTCTTCACCGCTGGTCAATTTTAATGTGATGACCTCACCTACGCATACACCTCTATCAATTAACATTTACTAACCTTTCTTTTAATTCGTTAAATCCGCCTACTAGTTCGTCATCTAGAAAAATCTGTGGTACTGTGCGAGCAGTTGGTACTGCTTCTAATAATTGTTCTCGAGTATAACCATGGCCTATTTTTCTTTCTTCAAATTCAATACCTTTTGCCTTAAGCAAGTTCTTTGCTTGATCGCAA